AGATAAGATGTATATAGGTAGATTATATAAACTTAAATTAAAATTATTAAATCAACAAGCGAGCGAGCAGAAGGGATAATATGGAAATAGATACAGACAACGAGTTAGAAAAAAACTATGAAAAATTATATGAGTGGTTAAAGACTTGCCCGTTAGAGTGGCAGGAAGTCGGACACCCCTCAAGCGAACTAGCCACAGTTAATTTTACATTAGTTAAAGAATAATTAATGGAAACTTTAATAGCATTTTTTTTAGTGACACTCCCATTTTGGACATTAGTTATATTGTGTTCAATTGGTTGGGTTATAAATAAGTTTAGCAAAAGATGAAATTAAGTAAGTGGGAAACACAAATAAGAATTAATCATTATGAATGGTGCAAAGCGAACGGCCGAGATACAAGCTGGTATGAAACGGACAAGCGCAAGCGACAAGCGGGAAGGCCTAAGAGACAAGCGCAAGCGACAAGCGGATAACCTTAACGCAGAAAATAGTGAGCGCTTTATTAAAGACGCGCAAGCGAAACGGACAAGCGCAAGCGACTAGTAGTCTTTGATATATCCAGGTGGTAAAATTAATCTTTCTTCTTTGTTTGGCTTAAGTACAACTCTAATAGACTCAGCCCCAGGCGTGCCTATGGCATGCTCCTGTACTTCAATTCTTTTTATCTCTTCAAGATAACCATTGACGTGAATAAATATTTTAGCATTGGACACAGCATTACCTTTACGTCCATTAGTAAATTTATCTAAATATTCTTGTAAGTGTTTAACGTACATATTTCTTTATACTTCTTGACATAATAGGATTGTTCCCTTAAATTGTCAAGTATGGGTAGACCTAAAAGACTAACAGAAATGCAAAAAAGATTTGCAGAACTCATCGTATTCGGTGGGCCTGATGGATATATGTCTCAAACAGAAGCGGCGATTAAAGCAGGTTATAGTGAGAAGAGAGCTAGAAGTGAGGGATCAGAATTAATGAACCCAAGAACATCACCACTTGTTGTTCAATACATAGATAAATTAAAACAAGAAAGACTAAGTAAGCATGAAGTGACTTACGAAAAACACGTTGCTGAGTTAGATAGGATCAAGGAACAAGCACTTAAAAAAGGTTCATTCTCATCGGCTGTAAATGCTGAAACAAATAGAGGTAAAGCGGCCGGATTATACATTGATAGGAAGATAATTAAAACAGGTAAATTAGAAGAAATGTCTATTGAAGAATTAGAAGCTAACATTAAAAAGATTGAAGAAGACTACTCAGAAATTATAAACGTCACTCCTGAAACTAAAAAACTACAATAAATTAAACAACTTTATTTTTATTAGGCCCATGTTTTATCCTGTACTTATGTGTACCTGTGCCATTGATATCTACTTCTTCTTTTAAAACCTTATTAAGAAATATTTCGTTCCAACCGTTTTTGTAGGCTTCGCTTGGTGGTCTTGTTTTACCATCGTATCTTTTACCTTTTTCTCTTTTCATAAATCTTCCTCTTGTTTAGGTAGATAAACATCAACTGCCGCTTGACAATTAGGACAACTTAAATTCGTTACCATACTATAAAACTCGTCTTCGTCTTCAATATCGTGATCACCACCCCAAATTAATTCTGTCTGACAATGCCAACAATTCATATTTTTATCTTTTCCATTTTAGATATTATACATTTTGGAAACACATTTCTATCAGAAAATACTGCTGATTCAGTATCATAAGAAGCAAACGTCCACACATGTTTTTTATCTTTCTCAAACACATAAGCTTGTGTAACCATTATAGCTGGTAATAACTTTCTCATCTCATCTATATCTGCATGCCCAGAATCACCGCACGGATCGATCCAAACTATTTTGTAGAAATAATATTTTTTGTTGCCGATGATGGCATGTTTGTATTTAGATTTTTTTCTTCTTTTTGCCATAATCTTGCCACATTTGAGTTTACCGATACCTAAAAAGGAATTTATATTATAGTGCGCTTAAAACAAAAAATCCATGAAAAGGTGTCGGCATGGTCAAAATACCCCTAAAATGAGCTTAAAACCGTTGGTATTACTCACTTTATTTACCGACACTTTGGGTGTCGGCAGGGTGTCGCCGCGATATCGCGGTCAAAAATGCACATGTACCACAGGTTGAAAAACAGCTAAAAAACCCAAAATGGACAGCATTTACCGACACTACCGACACCTTGCCGACCCCTTCCCGACACCTTGGGTGTCGGCATTTCCTGTCACAATCCTGCCACATTCTTGCCACATTTACGTCTTAATTTTACCTTTAATAAATTCTTCTGCAGTCACCTGAACCGTGGTCCCTGCTCCATTAACCAACTCATAATACTCATTGATCCGCTCCAAGGCCTTATGTTGATACTTCTTCAACTCAAATCCACCGATCTCAAACTGTTGGTAATATAAATCTGGCGTGCACATCATGATCACAAACTGTTCTACCTTAGATTTATAAACATAGTTATGTGCCATCACATACATAGCACCTTGCAAGAAGTAATCCTGGACCCATTCGACCCGTTTTGGACGATTCGATTGCTTAAAGTCTACAATAGACTCTTTCCCATTAAAACTACATACAAGGTCCGTGGAGCCCGCGTAAAGGCCAGGATAGTAAAGGGTTACCTCCGACCCATAATACCCATCAATCGCTAAAAATCCGGTATCTATGACCTTCTTAGCCATACGTTTAGCCTCCTGTCCAAGTGGAGTTAGGTCCTCATAACCCTTTCCTAAGATATAGTTTTCAAGGTGTTTATGTAAACTCGTGCCACGCTTTGATGATATATTCTTAATCTCTTCTGCCTTTTTTTCGCCAACTTTCGCTTTCCAATTCATCAGGAATTGTTTGTCCTTAGTTTTATCTAATATCGTTGTAACCGACGGGAGCCTAATACCATTAACATCATAGGTCCTTGGGCCCTGGTCATTGATTTGTCTAAAATTACTATAAGAATATCTATCTAGCTTCTTCATCATTAACCTCCGGTAACATATCTACGATCCACATTAGACCCAGAATGAACATTACAACGATACCCATTAAAAGCATGAGAATATTAAACATTATATTTTTCATAAACCTCAACAAACTTTTTACAGTTTTTATAAAAGTCTTCATAAGAGTCCCTACCCTTCATTTCATTAAACCGTTTAACAGTGAGCGTAAAATTATTAGTATCATTATTCGTCCGATCACCATCAGCATGATCGCAGTGAACGTTGCTCAACTCTGCATCAACAATCTCATCAGTTAGCTTACATCTTACCATAGGATACATGACAGGGACACTGTTTTCTGTGTCAGGTTTTTTGGTCCACTGATTAATCGATTGTACATTTTTATTTTGAAGACAAATGCCAGGCCAAACTTTTTCTAAAAAACTCCAAACCTTACTGCCTTTAAATCTTAAATTATTTTTGTTCATTTGATATTTTCCTTTCTTTTTTGATTTGTACCCGTAACAAAAACATCTAGCTTTTTTTCTAATGTCGCAAATACGTGTAACTTTAACTTCTTTATAATTACCTCGACCACCTCGGTCATTTTTATAAGCAAAGTTTCTAACTTTTCTAAAAATACCTGATTGAATTTTGCGATTACGTAAAATTGTTTTTTCGCGTTGTCCTTCACCCAGATGATATGAGACTGTCCCTTTACTACATTGAACTCTTTTGACAATCTCAGCATAAGAAAGACCTTGTTGTCTAAGAGATAGGATATATTCTTTTTTACCCTCGCTCTTAGATTTTTGGGTCCTCATTTAGCGGTCATGATCTGCCAGCCACGTTTAGCTGTACGCCAATCATTCTTCTTTTGATCCCAGTACCTCTTACATAAATTACCACTGCTTTTTGCAATGAATTCATGTTGAAGTTCATAGTGCGGATCGTAAGGACGCTTTATCATTTTACCATCTTTCTCAGAGTAGTATTTAATGTAAAACGCTACTTTCTTTTTTTCTTGTCTCATGTTTCCTCCTTAAATTAAGGGACGGTCTACTATCACCACATAATTAGTAGTAGGGAAACCTGAAAGTGATAATAGTTTTTCCGGCCACCGTCCGTGACCGCTTGAGATATCAGGCTCCCAACTCTTAATTCTTTTAATCATTTTTATAACCTGTTCCGTGGTCCCTGTTCCGCCAACGTTTGTTCCATGCATATACATTCATCTTACTTCCAATATGTTCCATCCAACTTAATGGTACATCAATA